GGGGCCGCTACGTCCAGGCCGAGGAGATGATCGACAAGGCCGCCTCCTCGGCCCCGGGCTCCTTCGGCCTGTTCGTCAAGTCGCCGAACAATTTTCCGATCCAGTCGCCATGGCTCGCCGTCAGCAACAAGGCCATGGAGCAATACAAGGCCTTCTGCGCCGAGTTTGGCCTCACGCCCGCGTCGCGCGTGCGCGCCGCGCCCATGACCTCGCAGCTCCAGTTGCCCGGACTGGAACTCGATCCCACGGCCCCGGCCGGTGGATTCTCGACCTTCTGACCGGCAATGCGCGACTACGCCGCCATCGCACTCGGCTACGCGAAGGACGTGCTTGCGGGTGCCGTCCCGGCCTGCCGCTGGGTGCGCCTGGCCTGTCAGCGCCACGTCAACGACCTGGCGCGCGCAGATGCCTGCGAAGACGCCTTTCCCTACGTCTTCAACCCCGAGCTGACCGCTGCCGACAGCGGACGCACCTACCGCCCCGGCGACCGCGTCTGCCATTTCGCCGAACTCATGCCCCACGTCAAGGGCGACTGGGCCGCGCGCGGCGAGCTGATCCACCTTGAGCCCTGGCAGGTCTTCGTGCTGGCCAGCATCTTCGGCTGGGTGCACCGCGTCACGCACAAGCGACGCTTCCGCAAGGCCGACCTCTTCGTGCCGCGTAAGAACGCCAAGAGCTCGCTTGCTGCCGTGATTGGCCTCTACCTTTTCTCCGCCGACGGCGAGTACGGTTCCGAGGTGTACAGCGGCGCCACCAGCGAGCGCCAAGCGGGCGAGGTGTTCAACCCTGCGCATCAGATGGCAGACGTAACGCCGGAGTACCGTCTGCGTTTCCGGGTGCTCGTCAACGCAAAAAGCCTGGTGGTGCTCGACACCAACAGCAAGTTCGAGCGCCTGATCGGCAAGCCGGGCGACGGCGCCAGCCCGCACGGCGCTATCCACGACGAGTACCACGAGCACCCGACCACCGAGCAGTACGACGCCATGGCCACCGGCATGGGCGCGCGCAGCCAGCCGCTGCAGCTCGTCATCACCACCGCCGGCATCAACATCGGCGGGCCGTGCCACCACCACCAGAAAGAGCTGGAGAAGATCCTCGAGGGCGCCGTGGTCGACGAGGCGCGCTGGGGAATCATCTTCACCATCGATGCGGAGGACGACTGGACGGAGCCCGGCGTCCTGGCCAAGGCCAACCCCAACTACGGCGTCAGCATCAACGCCGAGCAGCTGCACGCCGACCACGCTGCGGCCGTGCGCGATCCGCGCAAGGCCACCATCTTCCGCACCAAGCACCTCAACCAGTGGGTCGGCGCCGCGCACTCGTGGCTCAACCTGCCCAACCTGATGAAGTGCGTGGACCGCACGCTCACCGAGGAGACCTTCCGCGGCGCCGAGTGCATTGCCGGCCTCGACCTGGCCAGCAAGACCGACGTGGCCAGCAAGGTCAAGGTCTTCGAGCGCGAGGTCGACGGCGTGGCGCACTACTACGCCTTCTGGCGGCACTGGCTGCCCGAGGCCGCGGTGCTCAAGCCCGAGAACGACCACTACCGCGCCTGGCGCGAAGGTGGCCACCTCGACGTGACGCCGGGCAACATGATCGACCTGCCGCGCGTGCAGGACGCGGTCGAGGCCGATGCCGAGCACTGCGTCGTGCGCGAGGTCGCCATGGACTCCTGGGGCAGTCGCGAGATCGCGCCCGGCCTGCAGCAAAGCGGCTTCACCGTCGTCGACGTGCCCATGCAGACCCGCCACCTCAGCGCGCCGATGAAGACCATCGCTGCGCTCGTCGACGCCGGCCGCTTCCACATGCCCGACGACCCCGCGGCCCTGTGGATGCTGTCCAACGTCGAGTGCGTGGAAGACCGCAACGAGAACGTCTTCCCGCGCAAGCCCAAGCCCGAGCTGAAGATCGACGCGGCCGTCGCGCTCATCGTCGCCTTCAGCCGCGTCGCGCTGCCGGAGCAGCGTCCCGAGTTCCAGTTCTTCGTCGCAGGGTGAAATCCATGAAGCGCGCCTACTCCACCATCGAGATCAAGTCCATCGACGAGGGCGGCGCCAAGCGCACCTTCCGCGGCATCGCCAGCACGCCCACGCCCGACCGCATGGGCGACATCGTCGAGCCCAAGGGCGCCCAGTTCGAGCTGCCGCTGCCGCTGCTGTGGCAGCACGATTCCTACGACCCCATCGGCTGGATCACCAAGGCCAGCGTCACCGACAAGGGCATCGAGGTCGAGGGCGAGATCGCCGACATCCCGGAGGCGGGCCCGCTGCGCGACCGTCTGCTCACCGCCTGGCAGTACCTCAAGAGCAAGCTGGTGCGAGGCCTGTCCATCGGCTTCCGCTCGCTCGAGGAGGCGCGCATCAAGGACACCTACAGCTACCACATCCTCAAGTGGACGTGGCTCGAGCTTTCCGCGGTGACGATCCCGGCCAATCAGGACGCGAGCATCACCGCCATCAAGTCGATCGACCGTCAGCACCTGGCCGCGCTGGGCCGCAAGGGGCCGCCGGACGATCCAACCCGGCCCGGCGCTTCGGGCCAACGCAGCGGGGCTCCCTCGGGAGCCCTTTCTCATTCCCGAAGCCAGAAAGGCAAGGACACCATGAACCTGAAAGAGATGATCGAGGCGCGCGCCACCAAGAACGCCCGCCTCAAAGAGCTGATCGACGCGCGCACCGCCGAGTCGCGCGCCTTCACCGACGAAGAGGGCGCCGAGTTCGACGCGTTGACCGACGAGGTGAAAGCGCTCGACGACGACATCCGCGTCGCCAAGTACCACCAGGTCAACGGCGCGCAAGCCAAGGCCGTCGACGTCGACGCCCACAACGGCCGCCGGTCGGGCCCGACCATCCTGGTGAAGAAGGAAGACCCGGACGACACGTTTAAGGGCCAGGCGCAGACCCGCCTGTTCATCGCCAAGGCGCTGGCCTTCATGTCGCTGAAGGACGGCAACTACGTCTCGCCGGCGCAGATCGCCGAGCAGCGCTGGGGCAAGTCGCATCCGAAGCTCGTGCAGTACATCAAGGCCGCCGTCGCCGGCGCCGGCACCGGCTCGGGCGAGTGGGGCGCCGAGCTGGCCCAGAGCGACACCCGCTACACGGGCGACTTCATCGAGTTCCTCTACAGCCAGACGATCTACGATCGCCTGCCGCTGCGCCCGGTGCCGGCCCGCATCCGCATCAAGGGCCAGGACGGTGCCGCCACCGGCTACTGGGTGGGCGAGAGCAAGGCCATCCCCGTCAGCATGGCCGACTTCTCCGACGTCGAGCTGCTGCCCCTCAAGGTGGGCGCGCTCGCCGTCTGCTCCAAGGAGTGGGTGCGCGACGCTTCGCCCGCGGGCGAGATGCTGATCCGAGACGCCATCGTCCAGGCCAGCAGCCAGCGCGTCGACACCACCTTCCTGTCGGCCGCGGCCGCCAGCTCGGGCGTGTCGCCGGCTGGCCTGCTCAACGGCGTGTCGGCGGTCAGCGCGACGGGCGTGGATGCCGACGCGCTGCGCGCGGACTTCCAGCTGCTCATGGCGCCGTTCATCGCCGCCAAGAACTCGCTGGGCCTGCACCTGGTCACCACGCCGTCCCTGGGTATGGCCATCGGCATGCTGGTCAACGCCCTCGGCCAGTCGGAGTTCCCGGGCGTCAGCGAGAACGGCGGCACGCTGTTCAACAAGCCGCTGCACACCGGCGACAACGTCGGCCCCGGCGACCTGATCGCGCTCAAGCCGAGCGACATCTGGAAGATCGACGACCGTGGCGTCGAGGTCAGCATGAGCGACCAGGCCACCATCGAGCAGAACGACGCCCCCCAGGGCGCCAGCGACACGCCCACCGCGGCGAGCGCCACGCTCATGTCGATGTTCCAGACCGAGTCCATCGCCTTCAAGGTGGTGCGCTCGATCAACTTCGCCAAGCGCCGCAGCCACGCGGTGCAGTTCATCGGCAACGCCAACTACGGCGTCGGCGTCGGCCAGACCACGTCCTGATCTCCTTGGTCTGAAACGACCCTTGGGCCCGGCTCCGGCCGGGCTCTTTTCGGAGCACTCCCGCATGAAGCTCATCGCCCGCAAGGCCATCACCTACAGCGGCGCGCGCCTGCGCGCCGGCCAGGAGTTCTCCGCAAAGAGCGCGCGCGACGCGCGCATCCTCCAGGCCGCCGGCCGCGCCGCCCCCTGCGTCGCGCCGCCGCCGGCCCCTCTGGCCACCGCCAAGCCCGCGCGCACCTACAAGCGCCGCGACCTGGTGGCCGAATCCCCGAATGCACCACCGGCGGCCATCGGCGGGTTGGCATCCGCGGCGGAGGCGGGCGGCGAGCGATCCTCGCCGCCCGCCAGCACGGCCTCGCAGGCGTCTGCGACCGCCGATCAAGCGCCCGTCGGCGAGAGCTGATGCGCCTGCCCTTCGGCCTCCAGCTCACGCGCCGCCAGAAGGCCGCGCCCGCGCTGTCGGGCGTGGACGACAGCCGCGGCTGGTTCCGCATCTTCGACTGGCGCACCGGCGCCTGGCAGCAGCACGCCGGGGAGGAGGTCACCGACCCCCTCCAGCAGAACTGGGTCTTCGCCTGCCGCACCCTCATCACCAGCGACATCGGCAAGCTCCGCCTGCGCCTGGTGGAAAGGCGCGGCCGGATCTGGGTCGAGACCACCAGCCCCGGCTACAGCCCGGTGCTGCGGAAGCCCAACCACTTCCAGACGCGCCAGCAGTTCGTCGAGAGCTGGATCGGGAGCAAGCTCGACGCCGGCAACACCTACAGTCTCAAGGTGCGCGACGGGCGCCAACTGGTCGTCGCCCAGTACGTGCTCGACCCGCGGCGCGTCACCCCGCTCGTTGCGCCCGACGGCAGCGTGTACTACCGCCTCGCCGAGGACGAGCTCAACAAGCTGCCTTTCGACATCGAGGCGCTGCCGGCCAGCGAGATCATCCACGACCGGATGAACTGTCTCTTCCACCCGCTGGTGGGCGTGGCGCCGCTGTTCGCCGCCACGCTGCCCGCGCAGCAGGCGCTCAAGATCCAGGGCAGCAGCAAGACGTTCTTCGCCAACCGCAGCCAGCCGGGCGGCTTTCTCACCGCGCCGGCGCGCATCAGCGACGAGACCGCCAAGCGCATCAAGGACCACTTCGACACCAACTTCACCGGCGAGAACGCCGGCAAGATCGCGGTGCTCGGCGACGGCCTCAGCTACACCCCCGGCGCCGTCACCGCCACCGACGCGCAGCTCGTCGAGCAGCTCGGCCTCACCGCGGCGCAGATCTGCAGCGCGTACCACGTGCCGCCCTTCATGGTCGGCGCCGCCGACGCGCCGCCCTACGGCAACATCGGCCCCGCCGTCCAGCAGTACTACAACCAGTGCCTGCAGAGCCTGATCGAGGCAATGGAGGCCTGCCTCGACGAAGGCCTGGGCATCGGCGAGGGCGTCAAGGTCGAGGGCCGCGAGCTCGGCACCGAGTTCGACCTCGACGCGCTGCTGCGCATGGACAAGAAGACGCAGGCCGAGGTCGAGACCATGCTGGTGAGCCGCGGCGTGCGCGCGCCCAACGAGTCGCGCCAGGTCTTCGGTGACGAGCCCGTGCCCGGCGGCGACACGCCCTACCTGCAGCAGCAGAACTACTCGCTCGCCGCGCTCGCGCGCCGCGATGCGCAGGACAACCCCTTCGGTTCGCCGGCCCCTGTGCCGGCACCGGCGGTACCCGCCGACCCCGCGCTCGCCGACGAAGCCAAGGCCGCGCTGGCCGAGATCAAGGCCCTGGCGCAGGGGGCCACCACCCGCGCCGCCGCGGCCGAGCAGATCGCTGACCTGACCGTCTTCCGTGCGGCGATCGAGCGCGGCCTGCAGCGGGAAGAGGCCGATGTCGCATGACCTGCTGGCCGAAGACATCGAAGCGCGCGACGGCCGCGACGGCCGCCGCGGCCTGCCTGGCCGGCCCGGCCGCGACGGTGCGCCCGGCGAGCGAGGCCCGCGCGGAGAGAAGGGCGATCGCGGCGCCGAAGGAGCACCCGGCCGCGACGGTGCGCCCGGTCGCGACGGTGCACCAGGCCGCGACGGCAAAGACGCCACGCTGCCGCCGCCCGCGCCCTGGCACGTCAGCGTCGAGTTCGACGAAGCCGGTCGCACGCTGCACATGGACCTGGCCAGCGAAGACCCGACCCGTCCGCGCTGGCGCGTCACGCCGCACTGGACGGCCGGCCTGATGACCGGCGCTTTGATCACCCCCCTGTAAAACACCATGGCCAAGATCACCGACCCCGACCTGCTGGAAGACAGTGCCGTCGACGATGGCTCGCAGGAGGTGTTCATCAACACCGCCGGCAAGACCATCAAGCTCAACGTGGTCGGCAACCTGTCGAACACGGGAGTGCAGAACGAGAACGGCGTGGCCGGCAAGGCGCTTTACTCCTTCCTCAAGGAGGAGTGGCGCAACGACCCCCACGGCAAGAACCTGGCGGCGTTTCCGTTCCCGATGGTGCCGATCACCGACAACTACTTCGAGTTCGTCGATGGTTGGGACTTCCTCAACGACACCGCGCGCTACCTGATGCGTGATGTGGGCTGGACGGTCAAGAACACCAGCGGCAACGTCACCCAGAAGTGGGTCGCAATCAAGGGCCTCGGCGCGATCGAGACCAACGACCAGCTGTACTACCAGCAGTCATCCGGTGGCGCGTCGTCCAACGTGCAACTCACGGGTCAGCTCAACCAGGCCATCCAATATTTCCGCGACGACAACGGCAACGGCAACACGGCCGAGGGGTCCGACTTCGATCGCAGCACCTTCCTCAGCCTCTTCGCGCGCGAAGAAAGCCAGCTCTACGCCAAGGCGTCGCTGGCGAGCGTCGGCGAAACCGACCTCACGGCGCCCAAGGTCTACATCTACGGCCTGGGCACCGGCGCGGATTCCGACATCACCGACACCGACGCCAACGTGGCGGCCAACTCGCCGTACACGCAGATCCTGGTGCGCTACTTCGACCAGGCGTACACGCGCGACGTGGACAGCACCACCGACCGCAACTTCGGCGTCGTGGTCGATGTCGGCACCCACTCGGGCGTCGATGGAAGTTGTTCGGCCAGCGGCAACACGTTCACCACGGCCGAGGGCGGCATCACCGGCGCCAACTACACCGGCGGCACGCTCACGATCCACGAAGGCGCCAACGCCGGCACCTACACCATCAGCGGCACGCCCACCGCGACGGTGGTGACGATCACCACCACGTTCCCGAGCACGGTAGCGAACCAGAGCTTCACGCTCCAGCGGGCAACGCCGATTACCGCGACGGCCGAGCAGATCTACACCAAGGTGCAGTACCTGCTGCGCCAGGCTGCCGACATCGACTCCACAGACCAAAGCGTCACCGGCAAGACGGCGGATCAGTTGATGCACTTCGTCGGCGACACGCTGGTGTGTGGCCGTGATGCAGCGGGCAATGCGCCGAGCAATCCCAACGGCGGCGGCTCTGGAGTCGTCATCGAAGGCTTCTCCGCCACCGACACGAACCGCATCACCTTCTACGACAACACCAACACCGCCCGCACTTATCCGTTCGTGGCGTCGCTGACCATCAACTTCGGCGCCAACCTGCAAGGCGACGCGAGCGCGAAGTACTGGGTCTACTTCACTACGCTGCCCGGCGCCGGCAACGACTACGGCGAGGCTGGGGCGCTGATCGTGGACGACAACGCCGGGGCCGACATGGCCGGCGACGTGGGCGGTGCGCCGAGCATCGTCAAGTCCTTCAACTACGACGGCAACGTGCAAGGCGGCCGCACGGCCGGCACCGACGCCGACATCACCGTCGTGGGCATCGGCCTGGCCACCGGACAGTACGTCAAGGCCACCGCCACCATCGCGCGCAGCGTCAGCAACAGCGTGTCGCTCGTCGCGTCGCTCGAGCGCCAGTACACCAACCCCTGAAGAGGAGAAGCATGCTCACCACCGCACAAGGGCACCTCACCATCGTCGATGGCCGGGCCGTGTTCTGGAACGGCGCGCCTGTCACGGGCGTCGTCCAAGTGGCGCTGCACGCCGACGAAGACGAGGTCATCGTCAAGCTGCGCGTCGCCGGCAACGACGACGCGCTGTACGCCGAGCTCGATGCCGCCGGCATCAAGGTCAAGAAAGTGGGGGGCTGAGCAATGGAATTCCTGATGGTCGTGCCACCGGGGTGGCAAGAGTTGCCCAATGCCACCGCGTTCGTGCTCCAGTACACCGAGCTGCAGATCATCGACCTCGTCGAGCAGAACAGCCTCGGCGGGCTCGACGCGCTGCTGGAGGAATACGGACAGGTACCGTCGGGCAAGACGACCGCGGGCTTTCGCATGTTCCGCGAGGGCGGCGAGTTCCGCGTCTGGTTCACGCTGCAGGACCTGCCCGCCTGAGGCTGCCCATGCCTGCGATCCGCGACGCGACGTTCGCCTACGAGTCGGTCACCACCGACGGGGGTCTCACGATCCCCATTCCGGCCTACGAGGCGAACGATCTCATCTTCGTCTTCCTCTGCGGCGACACGGGCACGCCCACGGTGGCCGTCACCAGCGGCGGCACCTGGAACCAGCTCTTTCAGCGCGTCAACACCTGCTCGCTCACGGTGCTGTGGAAGTACGCGGCGGCCAGCGAGGCCGACATCGTGCTCACCGCCACGGTCAACGAGACCTACAGCGGCTGCGCGGTCACGGTGCGTGACGTGTACCAAGGCTACACCGTCGGCTCGCCGCCCGTTCGCTCCGACACCACCGCCACCGGCACGCGCATTGCGCTGCCCACCATCACCACCAGCGCTGCCGATTCGCTGTGCCTGGCGGTGATCTCCAGCGCGGGCACGTCTTCGTTCTCGTTCGTGGAAGACGCGCTGCAGGACCTGGTCAAGGCCGACGGCACGGCCGAGGGACTGGGCGTGGGCTGGTTCTTCAAGAAGGCCGCTGGCGTGACCACGGCCTACAACGCCACGTCGATGGCAAGCCAGAACGGCGCCAAGGCCGTGATCGAGGTGCGCGCGCCGGCCGGCGGGGCCACCGTCATCCCGGCCTACCCGGTGGCCGACGCTTCCATCCTGCTCACGCCTTCTCCGGGCATCGCCTACGACGGCAACACCGCGCTCGCAGCCACGGCCGACACGGCGTTCGGCACCAGCATCGCCGGCCGCACCTGCAACGACGGCACCGTGGCCACCGCCGTCATCGACATCGGCATCGACCGGGATGCGTTCCAGTCGTTCGCCGGCATCACCAACACTGCGGTGGCCGGCCAGATGAGCGGTGCGGAAACCGTCATGGCCGCCGCGCGCTACAACGTGGGCGCGCGCAACATCCTGGGCCACTTCCGCCACGCGGCGCCGTCGAGCAACCAGCGTCTGTCCACCGTCGGCTCGGGCCGTGGCGTGTGGTTCGGCATGCGCTCCGGCGCCACCAACGGAACCAACTTCAAGGTGTGGCAGGTGCACGGCGCCGACGCGCCATCGCCGCCCGGCAACACGCGCCCGTTCATCGTCGCCGCCGCGAACGCCGACCAGATCGCCAGTGCCGGCACGCTGAGCAACAGCGACGTGCGCAACTACGGCTTCTGGACCGGCGGCCTGGGCGTGCTCACACAGCAGGCCAGTTTCGGGCCTCTGTGGGCCATGGACACGATCACCCTGGCCGGTGGCAACGCCGCCGAGCCGATGACCATCCCCGCCGTCGTCAGTGCCGCGGCGCTGTACAAGGTGCGCTACTCGTCGCAACTGCAGGGCAGCAACCAGATGCTGTGCCTGCAGGCCATCCAGTTCGGCGACGGCGGCACCAACCCGCTGTACCTGCAGGTCAACGGTGGCGCGGTCGAGTTCCCGCAGCGCCGCAGCGTCAGCGCCAAGACGGTCAACTACAACGGCACCGACGACTCCGTCGGCTGGACGTTTTACCCCGGCGCGTCCGACACCATCGACCTTGCCGGCACCGCCTTTGCCTCGGCCAACAAGTACCACTGGCGCATCCATGCCTCGGCCAGCGCCAGTGCCGCCTACGACTTCGCCGGCGTCGCCCTCAACGGCGCCGGCGACGTGCAGTTGCGCGACGTGACAACGTTCCTGGGCATGTCGTTCACCGACTGCCCCACCATCACCCAGAACGCCGCGCCGCTCGACGGGTGCAGCTTCCTCGACAGCAAGGTCATCGTCGCGGCGCCGGCCGACCTGGCGGAAATCACCGATTGCGAGTTCGTCAGCAGCGGCACCGGCCACGCGATCGAGGTGGGCGGCAGCGCGGCATCGGTCACCTTCAGCGGCAACGTCTTCACCGGCTACGCCGGCACCAACGGCAGCACCGGCAACGAGGCCATCTACGTCAACATCGCCAGCGGCACCGTCACCATCAACATTGTCGGCGGCGGCAGCACGCCGAGCATCCGCACGGCGGGCGCCACGGTGGTGGTCAACTCCAACGTGTCGGTCACGCTCACCGGCCTCAAGAACCCGAGCGAGGTGCGCGTGTTCCTCGCCGGCACGCAGACCGAAGTGGCCGGCACCGGCGCCGAGAACGTCACCACGGGCTCGCACGCGTTCTCCGTCGGCTCCGGTGTGGCGGTGGACATCGCTGTCCTGGCGCTGGGCTACCAGAACCTGCGCATCCTGAGCTACAGCACCACGGCCGACGCGGCCGTGCCCGTCAGCCAGGTGCTCGACCGGCAGTACGCCAACGCCTGAAGGACTGAGCACTTGTGGCAATCACCTTCGATGGACCGGCCAAGCTCGCCGTGCTCAGCGCCGGAACCACGCAGCTCAACGTGGCCGATCTGTACTCCCGCTGGAAGGACTGGGTGGCGCTCGGCAATGCCCAGTACCTGGAGATGTTCCGCCCCGTGGGCGGTGACCCGATCGACCTTGCCGCGGGCACCTCGATCCCGCTGTACGCCTTCCTGGCCAACGGCTGGCGCGTGCGCCCGCAGGAAGCAGACCACACGCTGGCCGTCAGCGGCGGCGTTCTGCTGGTCGATGGTGGCGGCGACCCGTTCGTCGACACGCTGGGGAGCTTTGTCGTGCGCGTGAACTACCAGCAGCCGGTGCAGGCCATCACGGTCGCCACGGGCGGCGGCGGTGGCGCGAGCGCCGCCGACATCGCTGCCGCCGTGCTCGCCGCCATGAACACCACCCCGCCCGGCGTGGACGTGCGCAAGGTCAACGGCTACACGGTCACGGGCGCCGGCGTGGCCGGCAACCACTGGAGGCCGGCGTGAGCACCTGGGGCGACGCCTGGGGCGCGGCGTGGGGCGACAGCTGGGGTGCCATCGACGTGGCCGTGCCGCCGGGCGCTGGCGGCGGCCGCTACGTCGCCCTGCAGCGCCCGGTCGAGCCCGAGCGCGCCAACGAGATCCTGCTGCTCCTGGCAGCGCAAATCGCCATCGGAACGGTGCATTGATGAACCCCATCGAGAAAATCGCAGACGACTGCGTGGCCGCCGTGCGCGACTTCGTGCGCCGCCAGGTGCAGACGGTGACCGTGCGCCTGGCCGCCGTGGAGGAGCGTCTGCGCACGCTGCCGGCCGACATGTCGCAGCTCAAGGGCGAGCGCGGTGACGACGGCGCGCCAGGCCGCGATGGCATCAACGGCAAGGACGGCGCCCCCGGCGAGCGCGGTGCCGACGGCGCCCCCGGCCGCGACGGCATCAACGGCAAGGACGGCGCCCCCGGCGAGCGCGGTGCCGACGGCACACCAGGCCGCGACGGCATCAACGGCAAGGACGGTGCCCCCGGCGAGCGCGGTGCCGACGGCACACCCGGCCGCGACGGCATCAACGGCAAGGACGGTGCCCCCGGCGAGCGCGGTGCCGACGGCACGCCAGGCCGCGACGGCATCAACGGCAAGGACGGTGCCCCCGGCGAGCGCGGTGCCGACGGCACGCCCGGCCGCGACGGCCGCGACGGCGCCAATGGCCGCGACGGCGAGCCCGGCCAGAAGGGCGAGAAGGGCGACCGCGGCGACCGCGGCCCCGCCGGCGCCGATGGCCGCGACGGCCGCGACGGCGAGCCTGGCCAGCGCGGCGAGAAAGGCGACCGCGGCGACGCCGGCGATCCCGGCCTCAGCCTCGACGACTTCGACGCGTCGATCGACGAGCGCACCCTCACGCTCTCCGTGCGCTGCGGTGAGCGCATCGTCACGAAGCGCGTCGAGCTGCCGGGCCTGCCCATCTATCGCGGCACCTGGAAGGCCGGCGACGCCTACGCCGCTGGCGACCTGGTCACCTGGGGCGGCAGCGTGTGGCTGCACAAGGGCGGCGAGCGCCCGCCCGAAGGCTGGCAGCTCGTCGTGAAGGGCGGCAAATGAGCCTCACGCTCGCCGACATCAAGCAGCACCTGCGCGTGAGCCACACCGCCGACGACGCGCGCCTCACGCTGCTGTTGCGCAGCGCCACCGAGGAAGCCCTGCGCTTCATGGGCCTGCCCGCGCTGCCCACTCAACCCGATGACGGCGACGGCAGCAGCTCTTCGAGCAGCAGCAGCTCGAGCAGCAGCACCAGCAGCGAAGACGACGGCGTGATGCCCGACGTGCTCAACGCCATCATCCTGCTGGTGCGCGCCGACTACGACGGCGACCCCGCCAAGCGCGAGGACTACCAGCGCGGCGCCGAGGCGCTGCTGCGCCCCTACCGCGAGCGCCTGGGGTGCGCGTGATGATGAACCGCCGCTTCGAGAAGCTCGCCCAGGTGATCAAGGTGGACTGGCTCCACAAGTTGCGCGGCACCGTGGTCTGCATCGCCAGCGGCCCCAGCCTCACCGAGGCCGACTGCGTGCGCGTGCGCGCCAGCGGCCTGCCCACCATCGTCACCAACACCACCTACCAGCGCTGCCCCTGGGCCACCGTCCTGCTGGGCCACGACTGGACTTGGTGGCAGGTGCACCACCGCGAGGTGCGCCGCGTCTTCCGCGGCCACTGCGTCACCGGCGAGGCCTCGGGCAGGCGCTTCGGCGCGCAGTACCTCGGCGCGCTCAAGCTCAACACCTTCCGCAACGCCGGCTGCGCCGCCATCTCGCTGGCCGTGCTGGCCGGCGCGCGGCGCGTCATCCTGCTCGGCTACGACGGCCGCTTTGCAGCCGACGGCCGCACCCACTGGCACGGCGACCACCCGGTGGGCCTGCTCGGCAACTGCGGCAGCTTGCCCAAGTGGCCCGAGCGCTTTGCCGCCGTGGCCGTGCACGCACGAGAGCAGGGCGTCGAGGTGCTCAACGCCAGCCGCGAGACCGCGCACGAGGCGTTTGCGCGCGTCGCGCTCGAAGACGTGCTGCCGATCGTCGAGCAGAGGTCGGCCGCATGACGCCGCACACCTTGCCGCGCGACAGCGTGCGCGGCCGCGTGCGCGGCTGGATCGAGCAGCACGCCGACCGCCTGGGCGACGACGTGCTCGAGCTCGGCGCGCGCATGCACGACCCGCGCGCCTGGTGGGTCACCGCGCGCGATCTTGCGCGCGGCCGGTGGCTGTGCACCGACATGCAGGAAGGCCCCAACGTCGACCAGGTGGCCGACGCGCACGCCCTGCCGGCCGAGTGGAGCGAACGCTTCAGCGGCGTGGTGTGCAGCGAGGTGCTCGAGCACGTGGAGCGCCCCTGGCGCGCGCTGCCCGAGCTGCACCGTGTGCTGCGCCCGGGCGGCTGGCTCATCGTCACCACGCTCACCGCCTTCCCGATTCACGGTTTCCCGGCCGACTACTGGCGCTTCACCGAGAGCGGCCTGCATGTCCTGCTCAAGGATGCCGGTTTCGGCTGGCTGTCCATCGCCACGGCCGGCCAGGTCGAGTTCGCGCTCAACGATCACGGAGAGCCCGGCATCAAGCGGCTGCGCTGCCCTGTGCACGTCTTCGCGGCGGCGCAGAAGCCATGCTGACCCTGCTCACCGCCACCGGCGCGCGCCCGCAGGCCTGGACGCTGTGCGAGCGCTTGATGCAGCGGCAGACCTACGCCGGCGCCGTGCGCTGGGTCATCGTCGACGATGGCGAGGCCGCCCAGCCCATCACCTTCGCGCGCGAGGGCTGGTCGCTCGACGTGGTGCGCCCGCAGCCTTTTTGGCGCGCCGGCGAGAACACCCAGGCCCGCAACCTGGCCGCCGGCTTGGCGCGCATCGGTGACGACGCGCGCGTGCTCGTCATCGAAGACGACGACTGGTACGCCCCCGACTGGCTGGCCCACGCGTTGGCCGAGCTCGACCGTGCCGAGCTCGTGGGCGAGGGCCGCGCGCGCTACTACAACGTGGCCACGCGCATCGGCCGCCAGCTTTCCAACGCTACACACGCCAGCCTGTGCAGCACCGCGCTGCGCGGCCGGGCGCTTTCGTGGCTGCGCGCCATCGTCGGCACGCACCCCAAGTTCATCGACCTCGAGCTGTGGAAGCGCCACGGCCGCGGCATCGTCTTCGACGGCCACCGTGTCGTCGGCATCAAGGGCCTGCCCGGCCGCGGCGGCATCGGCATGGGCCACCGCGGCGAGTTCCGCGGCACCGCAGACGCCTGCGGCGCACTGCTGCGCTGCTGGGTCGGTGAGGACGCGGAGCTCTATCTGTGAGCACCGTCCAAGGCTGGCGCATGGACCGCCGCATCAGCATCCTCGTGCCGGAGGCAAACCCCGCGCGCGGCAGCGCCGGCAGCGCCATCCCTGGCTACAGCCTGCTCGCCGAAGTGTGGGCCGAGCGGCGCGACCTGAGCGGCCGCGAGGTCATCGCCGCCGCGCAGACCACCGCCACCGCGCAGTGCAAGTTTCGCATCCGCTGGCTCGAAGGCTTCGACACCCGCGCCCGCGTGCAGGAGGGCGCCACCGTGTACGAGATCCAGCACATCGCCGAGCTGGGCCGCCGCGAGGGCCTGGAGATCCTGGCCAGTCTTCCCGGCCCGGCCGCCGACCTGGAGGTCGCCTGATGGCCGCCACCGTCGAAGTACGCGGTCTCAAGGCGCTGATGGCCGGCCTGCAGGGGCTGCCGGTCGATGTCAGCAAGAACGCCGCCTTCCAGGGCCTCAACGCCGCTGCGCGCAAGGTGCGCGACGAGGCCAAGCGCCGCGCGCCCGTGCTCAAGGGCACGGCTCGCGGGCGCAAGCCCGGCACGGTGCGCGCGGCCATCCGCGCCAGCCGCAGCCGCCTGAGCAAGCCCGCGCAGGGCTGGCACGAGGTCATCGTGCGCGTCAAGCCGCTCACCGGCCGGCAGCGTGCGGCCTTCCGCAAGGCCGGCGGCCAGCGCGGCGCCGACAACCCGAACGACCCCTACTACTGGTGGTGGGTGGAGTTCGGCACGCAGAAGATGGCCGCGCGCCCCTTCCTGCGCCCGGGCTTCGAGAGCACCAAGAGCCAGCAGCTCGAGGCGCTGCGCAAACGTCTGCGCGCGCGCATCGAGGCCTACGCGGCCAAGGTCAAGGCAGGGGTGGACGGTGCTCGAATCTGACATCTTCCTCGCGCTGGCTGGCGATGTGGACAGCAGCACCAGCACCAGCAGCGAAGACTGGCCCACCAACGCGCAGGAGCGCGTGTACCCCGTGCTCGCGCCCTCGGCCGCGCCGCTGCCGCGCATCACCTTCCAGCGCGTCACCACGCAGCCCGACCAGACGCTCGAACACCCGCCCGCGGGCTTCCTGGACCTGGTGCGCGTGCAGGTGGACTGCTGGGCCGGCAGCCCCGAGCGCGCCGCCTTGCTGGCCATGCAAGTGCGCCGCCTCATGGGCGCCGCCACCTTCAAGGGCCGCCTGAAAAGCCGCTTCAGCGCCTACGAGCCGCAGACCGGCGTGTACCGCGAGAGCGCCGACTACCACTGCTGGGAACGCAGCTCCTAGCCCCTGCCCAAGTTCCGCAACCCGGCCCACCGCGTGTGGGCCACTTGTCCTTCAAAGGAAACATCACCATGAGCGACCGCGCCGCAGAAGCCCAAGGCACCCACCTCCGCATCGACATGGCGGACTCGCCATCGTCCTCGTCGAGCGACTCGTGGGAAGTCGTCGAGGAAGTCAGCCAGATCAACTTCCGCACCGGCTCCGCCGCCGTGAAGGACGTAACCGATCTGATGAGCACCTCCAAGGAGAAGCGCATGGGCCTGCCCGACGAGGGCCAGTGCACCTTCAACTGCCGCTTCACCGAGGAGCCCGAGCCCGGCACCCACCTCGAGCTGCGCGCTGCCAAGGCCGACCGCCAGAAGCGCCGATTCAAGTACGTGCGCAGCACCGGCCGCGCCTTCTTCTTCGAGGCCTACGTGCTCAGCATCCCCGAGGCGTCCGACGTCGACGGCGTGATCGAGGGCCAGGTCACGATGGAGATCACCGGCGACGTGACCGACCTCGGGGTGCAGTACTGATGGCCGCACTCACGCGCGAAGCCATCCTCGCCGTGCAGGATCTGGCGCGCGAGGAGGTGCAGGTGCCCGAGTGGGGCGGCAGTGTCTCAATCAAGAGCATGACCGGCACCGAGCGAGACGCCTGGGAGCAGAGCCTCGTGCCCGCCGAGGGCAAGGCGGGCAAGGCAAGCAAGGCCGACGTGCGCAACATCCGCGCGCGTCTGGTGGCCATGTGTGCGGTGGACGAGGCCGGCCAGCGCCTCTTCACCGACGCCGACGTGCAGGCCCTGGGCGCCAAGAGCGCGGTGGCGCTCGACCGTTGCGCCCGCGTGGCGCAACGCCTCAACGGCCTCATGCCCGAGGCGCTGGAAGACGCCAAGGGAAACTCCGCCGCCGGCCCGTCCGGCGTTTCTACTTCGCCCTCGCCGAGCGACTCGGCATGACCGTGGCCGATCTGCTGGCACGCACCAGCAGCGCCGAGCTCACTGAGTGGATGGCCTACGGTCAGCTCAAGACCGAACCTCCGCCCGAGAAGCACAACACCGACGACGAGAACGAAGCCGTGCTCGTGGGGATGGCATCGCGTGGGAAGAAGGGCTCGTTGAAGACGGGCTTCGACGAGCTGGCTCGCCGCAGCAGAAAAGGCAAGGGGTAACCGCATGGCCGGCTCTCTCGGCTCCCTCGTCGTCAGCCTCGCGCTTGACACCGCCAAGTGGACCAGCGACATCGGCCGCTCGGCGCAGCAGATGGCGCGCCTGGGCGCCGATGCGGCAAAGATGGGCGCGCAGGTCGGTGCTGCCGCAGCGGTGGCCGCTACCGGCGTCGCGTTCATGGTCAAGCGCCAGATCGACGCGGCCGATGCGGCCGGCAAGCAGGCTCAGGCCGTGGGTATGAGCGTGGAGAGTTGGACCGCGCTCGCCTACGCCGGCAAGCTCGCCGGCGTCGAGCAGGAAGCGCTCTCCGCGGCGATGGTCAAGTTCGCCAAGAACAGCGTCGAAGCAGCCAGCGGCAGCGGCGAAGCGGCCGATGCGTTCAAGGCCATGGGCCTGAGCGTCAAGAACAACGACGGCACGCTCAAGAGCCAGGAGCAGCTGCTCGGCGAGGTGGCCGACAAGTTCGCCAGCTACAAGGACTCGGCGGCCAAGACGGCGCTGGCCACCGAGATCTTCGGCAAGAGCGGCGCACAGCTCATCCCGCTGCTCAATGCAGGCAGCGCAGGCATCGGCGAGATGACCGAAGAGGCAGCCAAGCTGGGGGTCGTCATCGGCACTCAGATGACCAAGGACGCCGAGGCCTTCAACGACAACCTGACACGGCTCGATGCCGCGCGCGAGGGCCTGGCCAACGGCATCGCGCGCGAGCTGCTGCCTGCGCTGTCGAATCTGTCGGCGCAGCTGGTGGACTCGGCCAAGAACACCGGGATGCTGGAGACCGCCGCGAAAGCCGGCGCCACGGGCGTGAGGTTGCTGCTCTCCGCTGGCACTGTGATCGTGGGTGTGCTCGATACGCTGGGCACCATGATCGGCGGCGTGGGCGCCAGCCTGGTGGCGCTCTTCAGCGGTCGTTTCCGAGAGGCGTTCGAGATCGCCCAGCAGGTCGGCGCCGACTTCGTCGAGTCCGACCGTCGCTACAGCGCGATGCTCGATGCGATCTGGAGCGAAGCCGCTGCCAAGGCCCAGGCCAAAGCCCCGGACGTCGGCGCGGGGCTGTCCGCGCCGATGACTGCGGCGACGAGGAAGGTCAAACAGGAGGTCGAAAAGCAGCGCAAGCTGTACGACGACGCGCAGCGCCAGATCCAGGCGCTGAAGGACCAGGTCGACCAGTTCGGCGCCAGCGACAAGACCAAGGAC